CCTATCGGCACGGTCTGCCACAACAGATGATGGCTGCGATGTATACCGCATCCGATGTGTTGCTTGCCTGCTCGATGGGTGAAGGGTTCGGCATACCAGTGATCGAAGCGCAAGCCTGCGGATGTCGAGTCATTGTCTCGAACTTTACTGCGCAACCTGAGCTGGTCGGTGACGGTTGGACGGTTGAAGGTCAGCCTTGGTGGGATGCGGCTCAGCAATCATGGTTCTTCACACCGAATGTGCCTGACATCGTGAAGTCCCTTGAGGCGGCTTATGACGCGCCTAGAGGCCGTTCTGAGGACGCGATCACCCATGCCCTAGGGTACGGAGCCGATCAAGTATTTGAACAGCATTGGAAGCCCGCTATGAAGGAGATATCAGCATGGTGCCGGTCGTAGTCATCCCAGTTCTAAACCGCTATGACCTGCTTGAGCGGTGCATAGATTCACTCGACTTCCCTGTCGACAAGATCATCATCATCGACAACGGAGGCAAGATCGAAGAGGATTGTTTGGTGATGCCACGCCATAGTCGGCACGGCAAAACCTACATCTTGGACATGCCAAGCAATCTTGGTGTGGCGACATCTTGGAATCTTGGAATCAAGATGACACCGTTCGCATCTGGTTGGATTCTTCTCAACTCGGACGCCTGGTTCATGCCAAACAAACTTGAACAGTTTTGGGAACAGTGTTACCCGAACGAGATTCATCTGACTGGTTCACCAGAGTGGGCGTGTGCGTGGGTCGGTTCGCAAGTTGTCAAAGAAGTCGGACTGTTCTGCGAAGCGTTCCATCCTGCATACTTCGAAGACAACGACTATGAGCGTCGCGCCGTGCGTCTCGGTAAAAACATTCGCAAGTCACAAGACATCATCGTTCATGACAACTCGTCCACGCTTCTGTCCGATGTCGCATATCAGGCGAAGAACTCTGCGACATTCAACTCGAACCATGAACTGTTCAAACTTCGAAACGCAAGACTTGACGCAGGGCAGTGGGATCTGCAACGAAGATTGGATCTGAGTTGGGATTGATGAAACCGTATGTGATCTGGTCGCCTGATTACAGGCGAGTCTCAGGTGGTATTCGAGTGCTGTACCTGCTCGGCAAGTTGTTACGCGACCGCGGGTTGCAGGCCGAGATGAAGATGACACACGGAGCGTTCGTATCAAATCCTTGGTCGGTTCCGGAATGCTTTGAGATTCCCGATGATGCCATTCATGTCTATCCTGAGATTGTTGAAGGCAACCCATCAGGCTCGGATCGGATTGTGTGGTGGTTGTTGAATCGTGCAAACAAGGACGGGTTGCAGTTTGTTTGGCATCCGAACATCAACAAAAGTCCTGTGCTGAATGTGCCTTATCTGGAACCTGACATCTTCCATCCTGGTACTGGTGAACGGTCTGGTGTGTTGGTGTGGATCGGTAAAGGCCAGATGGGTCATGTTCCTGATGGCGCAAAGTTGATCACACATTCTTGGCCGTCTACACGCAAAGAACTTGCGGAAGCATTGCGGTCAGCCGAGTATCTGATCTCCTTTGACGGGTACACCGCGATCGTGCATGAGGCGACATTGTGTGGCTGTCCAGTTGTCGTGATCGAGAAGGATGGCTGGGATCTGTCGCATCTGACTTCTGGACCGATGAAAGTATTCGGTGCCGTGAACTGTGCATCAAAAGTTGCGCAAGCGAAAGCCGAAGTTGGCAAGTCATATCAGGCTTATCTTGACTACTTCCCGACAATGGCTGAGCAACTAGATTTGTTCATCGAACAAACACAGACGCTCTGAAGTAGGATAAAAGAACTATGGCAATTACCAACGGCTATGCCACACGCAATCAAGTTAAGGCTGCTCTCCGAATCGGCACGGCCGACGTTCAGGACGATGATCTTCTTGATAATTGTGTCGGAGCGGCGTCACGTTTAATTGACGGCTATGCGAACCGACAGTTCTGGGCATACGGCTCGGCCACGACACGAGTGTTCACCGCATACGATTCTTATGTTTGCGAGATTGACGACATCGCATCAACCGCGATCACACTCAAAACTTCGACACTTGCCGACGGCGTATTCGATGTCACCTTCACACCAACCGACTACCAACTAGAACCAACGAACGGGATCCTTGACGGACTGACAGTTCCGTTCACGCGCATCCGTGCGGTCGGCGATTATCTGTTCCCGACATTGAACGCAAACTTCGGACAAGAAGCATTGGTGCAACTGACCGCTGTCTATGGTTGGCCGTCTGTGCCTGAGCCGATCACACAAGCGGTGATCATTCAGGCTTCAAGAATCTTCAAGCGTTACGATTCACCGCTCGGCGTTGCCGGCTTCGGAGACTTGGGTGCGATACGAGTGACACGCGCACTCGATCCAGATGTCGCACAACTCGTCGAGCCTTATCGCCGAATGCGGATGTTCGCATGACCGCAACAGTCACCGAACTCAAAACAGGACTACAAACCCGTCTTGCAACAATCACGAATCTTCGCGCATTCGCACAACAACCCGACCAAGTAAATCCTTCGCTTGGCGGTATCGCATGGCCGACCTTAGAGTCGATCACCTATCACGGTGCGATGCGGGCAGGTCTAGTCACACATGTATTCACGGTCAGTGTGATCGTCGGCCGTGCAGCTGAACGTACAGCACAAAACCTGATGGACAGCTACCTGTCTTATGACAACGGGATTCGCGCAGCAATCGAAGCCGACCCGACACTCGGCGGATATGCACAGACCTTGATCGTTGAAGAAGCCAGCAACATCTCAACCGTGGACGCCAACGACACGACCTATCTGACGGTCGACTTCCGTGTCGTGGTGTATGCTTAGGCTATGGCAAAGTACCAGGTGGTCGAAGGCTTCACCGTTCTAGACAAACAATATCCAGCCACTATTGATGGCGAAGATGTTGATCATCTAGACTCTCTACTGCAATCGGGTCGCATTGTTCCGGTAGCGGATAAATCAACCTCGAAAGCCGACAAGGCAGGAGATAAATAATCATGGCAAAGTTAGTTCTCACAAACACTTCAGTCACACTCAACGGTACAAACATCTCAGACAATGTCGCCGCTGTAACAATCAGCACTTCGGCAGCAGAGGTACCAACAACTTCATTCGGCTCTGGTGGCGCAGTAACTCGCGTGTCAGGCTTAATCGACAACTCTGTGACACTCTCGTTGCACAACGACTACAACGCCATTGACGGACTCATCATGCCATTGATCGGCTCGACTGCTGTCACGATGGTTGTCAAAGCAGGCACCGCCGCAGTCAGCACCGCAAACCCTTCCTACACATTCTCAGTTCTTTGCACCGAGTTCACACCAGTGAACGGCGCAGTGGGCGAGTTGAACACAGCGGACGTAACGTGGCCAATCAGCGGAACGATCACAAAAGCAACTGCATAATTCTTAACACTTAGGAGGCAAGAATGAAACTAGCAATGGAAATCACGCTCGATTCGGGCGTCAAAGAAAAAGTGACTGCACACTTCGCAGACTTCATCGCATTCGAAGGCGAGAAGAATCGTGCTATCACCAATCTGCAAAGCGAAGTCAAACTCAGCGATCTTGCTTGGCTTGCCTGGCATTCGTTGAAACGACGCAACCAAGTCAAAATTGGATTCAATGAATGGGTAGAAACAGTTGAGTCATTGGAGGTCGCAACCGAAGATTCGGTGATCGTCCCTTTGGAGAATCCTCAGCCCACTGGCTGATCGCATATCTCGCTTGCGAGACACACATCGCACCATCTTTACTTCTACAAGAATCACCTAGAATGCTGTACACGATGGTCGGCTATCTGCGCTGGAAGAACATCAAATCAAATCCACCACAGAGGATCAAGTAATGGCTTCATCATTCCCGGTTCCAAAAGCGTTGAAGTCGGCGTTCCCAAATCAGCCAGGTGACTTAGGTTCAACAGTTGGTCGTGCCGGTGGAGTGTCGATTGCGATTGAGATTGAAGGTCTTTACGATGTGCTTCGCCGCTTCTCAAAAGCAAGTCCAGCCTTCAACGAGATGGTTCGCAAAGTCTCAACCGATCTAGCGGTTGACTTATTAGCTGCGGTAAGAGTCGAGGCTGGAAGCGTGAGCCGAGCGCGTCAAGCATTAGAGGTGACGAGAGGTTTGGTGGTCAGAAAAGATCGCGTTCCTTCAATTCGTTTGAAACCAAATATGCAGTTCAAATCAAAAACTAGATCAAATCGTAAACGTGGACGAGTTCAAGGTCCGGTCATCAGAGGAGTGTATGGTCTTGATCGCAAGGTGTTGATGGGTGACGTGTTCTTCGGTGCCGAGTTCGGTGGCGGTGCCAGACCGACCACAAAACAGTTCTTGAGACATCGAGGTCAGTCGGGTTACTTCTTCTGGCCGACCGTCCGCAAGAAGAAGAACGATATCGCCAAGCGATACTTGGACGGCATAGACGATGTGGTCAAACAACTAGGCATCGGCTGAAACCCTTACAGAATAAGGCTCAAAAAATCTTTGAAAAGATAGTTGCATTTGTCTTACACTTCCACTACATTGTCTTACATAGAGGAAACGCCTCTAGTTCCAAAGGAGGAACATTATGTCAGTCAAAGAAATCATCAGCAAGTTAGAAGTTCAAGAAGGCAATCTTGCAGCATTGCGAGACTTCGCACCACACTCACCAAAAGTTCTTGAGACAATCAAGACTATCAACGAGCTGTTGTCAGTTCTTGATTCACAAACGAAAGTTGTGGTGTTGTGATGACGACTGAAACATACACCGACAATCAAGGCAACATAGTCTGTGCAGATCATTGCGATGCAAGTCGCATGAATGCAGATGGGACATGCGCCGAATGCCTAGACGATGCACACGAAGCGGAGTTGCTTGCACGATGACTTCTCAATATCCAACCATCACGATCAGGCTTAACAAAGAACTCAAGACATTGATCGAGCGTCAAGCCAAGCGTGATGATGTGACCGTGTCCGAACTTCTTCGCCGATACATTGAGGCAGGTCTGCACAATGTTTGAAGTCGTCGGGTTCCCATCGGTCAAGTCCATCTACCCAAAGACCATCGCAACATCGTGGATGGAGTTTGCGTCCATGCTCGGCAACCATCAAGAACGAGCAAACAAGTCTGACGGTTCGTTGTATTCGCCAGTCACCTATCGTGAGTACACGACTCGTGGTAATCGCAATGTGCAACACATCTGGGCATTAGTCGCCGACCTTGACGGCGAAGCATTCGAGCAGGCTGATCTCGGATCGTATATACACTTCGCCTACACAACCTGGTCACATCGCGAAGACAATCCTCACTGGCATATCGTCGTTCCATTCGAGCAGGCTGTGCCGGTGCAGAACTGGGAAGAAGTTTGGCACGAGACACATGAGCGTCTTTGTCTCAAAGGCGACCCAGCAACCAAAGACCCTGCCCGTATCTTCTATCTGCCACAGCACGAAGCTGGTCAACCATTCCGCACACATCATTCAGGTTGGCGGTTCTTGGATCCGACGATCACCGATATCGCAGCACCGACACGACGATTCTCTACACCGAACATTCGATCAACCGTGCAACGAACCAGCACAAAGAAGAATCGACATATCGCAGATTCATGCTGGTGGGATGCGCCGATCGACTTGTCAATGTATGACGGCATGAGCCAAAACGAGATACACAGAAGCATGCAAGTTGAGTGGGCAGAGTTCAAGAAACGAGCAAGCATAAACTGAGTAGAATTGCTTCACTATGGCAGGTGAACGCTCATTCGTTGTAAAGATTCTTGGTGACGCAGGTAGTGCGGTCGCCGCGTTCAAGAAATTACAAGCCGAAGGTGAGAAGGCCACAGGCGGTTTGGCGTCTCAATCAAAAGCCGCTCAAGACATATTCAAACAAGTAACAATCGCATCCGCTGCGGCGTTTGCATCAGGTGTTGCACTCTTGACAAGTTCGGTCAACGCCGCAATCCAAGACCAACAAGAACAAGTCAAACTTGCCCAAGCCTTAAAGAACACAACTGGCGCAACGACTGGACAAATAGAACAGACGGAGCGACTAATAACCTCGATGAGTCTTGCGTCCGGAACTGCGGACAGTGAACTTCGTCCGGCTCTGGCCACACTCGCGCTTGGCTCAGGTAGTTTGACTCGAGCGCAGAAAGACCTTGCGCTCGCACAAGATATTGCGACCAGCACTGGGGTGCCACTGGCGCAGGTAGCAGATGCTCTCTCAAAGAGCTACAACGATAACTTCAAAGCGTTGAAGGCGTTGTCGCCTACATTGGCTGACAACATCAAAGAAGGCCAAGGCCTAGAAAAAATCTTCGCTGAATTGAACGCGCAATTTGGTGGTGCGACTCAGGCTGCTGCAGGAACAGCAGCGGGTCAGATGCAGATCCTTAAAGTTCAGATGGGTGAACTCAGCGAAAGTATTGGTGCCGCACTCGTACCAGCGTTGGCTGCTGTTCTTCCATTGTTTCAAGCCTTGGCAACCTTTGCACAGAATCATTCAACCTTGTTCGCTGGTTTGGTGATTACCTTCACCGCGGTCGCAGGTGCGGTGCTTCTTTACTCAACCTATTTGAAACTTCTTCCGCTTCGAATCGCAGCGGTCGCAGCAGCACAAGCGATATTGAACTTCGTGATGACCGCAAACCCGCTTGGTTTAATGATTGTCGGCGTGGCCGCTTTGACTGCTGCATTCATTGGGCTGGTCGGTGGCATGGACAGAGTGATCAAGTTCCTCGTGGACATGACAAACAATTTCAACGCTTTATTGAACATCATCTTGCCATTCGATATTCCAATGATCAATCTCAAGAAACGAACCGACGAAGTCACTGAAGCGAACTATCGAGCAATCCCTATCGCCGAACAGATCGGTCAAAAGTATTTAGACATTGCTGGTGCCTGTCGTGAGATTCTTAATGTTCCAATCACAAAACAATTACAAACCCAAACTGATCGGTTGACGGAACTGGCGTTCTCACTCGGAGTTACCAAAGTATCGTATGGCGGATTCAAGACTGCGACTGGTGGTGCGTCAAAGGCTGTTGAAACAGCAGCCGAGAAGATGAAGAAATATACGGATGCAATCAATCAATCTGAGGTTGCACAAAAGTCTTTCACTCGTGCGCAGAAGGCGACGGCTGATGCACAGAAGTCTTTGAACACAGCCAACACCGATCTTGCTTCTGCACAAGAACGATTCAACAAGGCGGTCGCTGGATATGGTGCAGATTCGGTTGAGGCCAAAGCAGCACAAAAGGAACTTAACAAAGCGCAACGCAATGTCGAGCAGGCTGGATATCGAGTTGAGGAATCTGTGTTTGCGGTTCGTGATGCCGAACTCAAACTTGCCGAACTTCGAGCCGATCCGACAACTAGCGCACAGGCAATCCGCCAAGCCGAGATTGATTTGGCTGAAGCAAAACTTGCGGTCAAAGAAGCAACTGATTCACAAGAAGAAGCCACCAATGGTTTGGCTGAAGCACAATCAATTCTTAACGAAGCGGTCAATGGTGCCGTTGAAGGTTCGGACACGTACAACGAACTTCTCAAAGAAGTCAATGATGCTAAAGAACGTCAGACCGACGCATCAGAGAGATTGACTGACGCGCTAGATGCTGAGACAGAAGCGTACAAGCGTCTTGCCGAAGCGATCAAGACTGCTAGTGATGCTGCGGCTGCGACTGGCCGAACGGGTTTGGTCATCCCAACTTTGCCGACTGTACCGACACCGATCGCAACAACTAATGGCTCAACAACTGGTGGTGGTGGCACAACGGTGGTCAATGTCAATACTGGTATCGGCACGAACGGCATCGAGGCTGGTCGGCAGATCGTGGAAGTGTTGCAACAGTACTCTCGTATCGCTGGTGGCAACTTCCTTGAGTTCGCGGTTGCGTAACCATGCCAAAGACACTGAAGTGGGGTCAGGCATATTCGGTTCTGTTAGATGTTGGTGCGGTTGCTGACGCATTCATACTTGACTCATCGACACTGAACGGCACAGATGTTCTTGATGGTTCAACCGATTTCGTGGATGCAACCGAGTATGTGTTGGCGGTCGCGGTTCAGCGTGGCCGTGGAAGCCAAACCGACCAGTTCTCGCCAGGCACCTGTCGCATCTTGGCTGACGACCGTGCATCAGGACGACTATTTGACCCAGCGAACACCGCCTCGACATGGTACGAAGGCGACTTCGACCTAGCACCGAGACGCGCAATCAAGGTTCTCGCCGGCACAGCCGAACTATTCGTCGGCGCAATCACCGACCTTGACATCACCTACGAGATGCCGAACCTGTCGTTTGCTTCAATCACCGCAGCCGATGGACTTTACGAACTGTCACGCACAGCACTCACCGCATTCAACCCGACATCACAACTCACATCGGCTCGAGTGTCAGCCATCTTGGATCGCACCGAGGTTGCCTACTCGACGGCGTTGCGTGACATCTCAACGGGTGTCGCGACCTGTGGCACGGTCGCCTATGCCGACAACACGAACACGCTGTCGGCGTTGCAGGCTGTCGCGATCGCCGAAGACGGTCGAATCTTTGCAGACCGAAAGAACCAGATTGTGTTCGATCCGCGAATCGACTTCACATTCTCTACCGCAATCGCAACCTTCGGCGGCACGGCCATCAATGCAATACCGATCTTGGCGATCGGTGTCGCATACGGTCAAGAAACATTGTTCAACCGTGTACAGATAGATGTTGATGGTGGCACAGCTGCACAAGTTGTTTCGGATGCGACCAGCCAAGGCAAGTACGGTGTGCAGACCTTGTCATTCTCAAATGTTCCACTAAACACTTTGGCTGCAGGTTCAGCATTGGCACAGAACCTGCTTGATAAATATAAAGAACCAAAGATCCGATTCAACGAGATCTCAACCAGCCTGAACGCTTGCGGTTCGGCACTCTGGCCAACCGTACTCACACTCGATGTCGGCGATGTCATCTCAGTAACAAAGACCTATGACCAAGGCTTACCGCTGACACGCACCGAAACTGTGTTCATCGAATCCGTCGCACACGACATCACGACATCCGACCATCGGATAAGATTCGGTCTAGGTCAAGCACAACTCTTGACCGCATTCATACTCGACCAGTCACAACTTGACGATGTGGATGTTGGACTAGGATAGGAGAACTATGGCGATTCAAAGTTTCACTAGCGGACAGACCCTCACTGCGGCGCAGATGACGGCACTCCAAGCAAACGACTACAACCAAACCGTTTCGGCCAAGACCACCTCATACACTTTGGTCGCCGGAGATGTCGGGACGCATGTCCAGATGACGGCTTCTACTGCGACAACGATCTCGGTGCCTGCCGCAACATTCGCAGCAGGCGACTCACTCTTCATCTCTTCACAAGGCACTGGTACTTGCACAATTCAAGCCGCATCAACCGCGATCACAGTCACGACTTCTTCATCACTCGCGCTGGCACAATACGGAGGTGGGACTCTGCGATTCCAGAGTGCCAGTGCTGCAACTTTTTTTAGCGGTACTGCACCTAGTTTAACTGTCGATTATTTGATCGTTGCCGGTGGCGGTGGCGGCGGCGCAAACGCAGGTGGTGGCGGCGGCGGTGGCGGTGTGTTGTCAAGTTTTACAGCAAGCGGTGGCGGTGTCGCAAAATCGTTTGGTGTTACACCGGCATTATCAACAAATTATGCGGTCGTCGTCGGTGGCGGTGGCGCGGTTTCAACATCAGATGGTGCTAAAGGGTCAAACGGTTCGACTTCAAGTTTTGCGACCGTTTATTCGGTAGCAGGTGGCGGCGGTGGCGGTTCACTCAACATTCAGGCAGGTGCAGACGCACCAAGCGGCGGTGGCTCGGGCGGTGGTGCTTCATCAGAAGCAACGGCGGCAGGTGGCGCGGCCTCGACATACGGTTTTGCTGGCGGCGCAAGTGTCGCAGCCAACCCTAATTTTTCTGCTGGTGGTGGCGGTGGCGCTGGCAGTGTAGGTGTTGCAGGTAACAACGGAAGCGGCAACCCGGTTGGCGGCAACGGCGGTGCAGGTGTAACGGTGGCAATTACTGGTTCAAATGTTGTTTACGGTGGTGGCGGTGGAGGATCAGCATTAAAAAATACAAACGGTTCAACCGCATACACGGTTGGTAGTGCTGGCACAGGCGGCGGCGGTACTGGTGGTGGGTCAAACGCGGATCAAACAAGCACATCTGCAAACACTTCAGGCACAGCGAACACAGGTGGTGGCGGTGGCGGTAAACGCCGTTATGTAACCGGAGGCGCAGACGGCGCAGGCGGCAGCGGCGTAGTCATATTGCGTTACCCGTCAGCGTTCACAATTACGATCGGCGCAGGTTTAACAGGTAGCACAACAACAGACGGTTCAAGCAAAGTAACAACAATTACCGCAGGATCAGGAAATGTGAGTTGGGCATAATGGCACATTACGCATTCATCGATAGCAATAATGTCGTGGTCAAAGTCATCACGGGTGTTGACGAAACAGTCACACAATTGGACAATGGTGTAGAAGTTGGTGGTTCAACTGAAGCATGGGAACAGTTCTATGAGAACCAACCCTGGCATTCAGGTCTCACTTGCAAGCGCACATCATATAACTCAAAGATTCGCAAACAATTTTGTGGCATAGGTTTCACATACGATGATGTGCGCGATGAGTTTGTTGCACCGCAACCGTTTGAATCATGGACTCTTGATGAGAATAATGATTGGAATCCGCCAACACCGATGCCTTCGACTGGTGGACCGTATAGGTGGAGTGAAGAAGATCTTGAGTGGGTCGCCATCTAACTAGGTGGCTGATCCCGCTACCAGCAATCATCCTGTCGTTCTGGCCGACGCTCGTTCGCGCTGACGCACAACCAGGCATCGCAACTTCATACTACAAACCGATCAGTCAGATCCCGCCGACCCGCTCAACATCTGCATATCCTCTTTGCGGTACCGAGATCGAGAACAACATCAACCGCAGTTATGACGGCGAACCGTTCGGTAACTGCACCGGCGATCTGTTCATGGTTCACATGACAGGCTTCATCGACATACCTGAGCATGAAACGATCGAGTTCATGTTGGCCACAGATGATGGCGGACGAATGCAGATCGGTAACGCCGAGTGGGGCAACTGGAGTGACCAAGGTTGCTCATGGATGATGTCAGGCAACCTCACACTTCAGCCAGGTTCGAATGCCTTCAATGTGTGGGTGTACGAGAACGGCGGAGCGTCATGCGTGATGCTCGCATGGAAGATTGACAACACAGGTTGGGCGATGGTGCCGGACTCGGCGTTCACACAGCAGGCTGATTCAACAACCACGACCACAACCACAACATCGACAAGCACCACCAGCACGACGCTTCAAGAATCCACCACAACGACTTCAACGACTTCGACATCTACAACAAGCCTTCCCATATCAACGACCACAACCAGCGAACCAGTTCAGTCAAGCACAACCACATCAACGACAAGTACCACGACAACGACGACCATCCCAGTTCAAGTAACGACCACAACTTCTGAACCATATACACCTCCTCAAACCACGACGACTAGCGAACCAGTCGTCGTAAAAGTTCCTGATACCACGACCACAACTTCTGAACCTGAACCTTCAACCACAGAAGAAAAAACGCCATCTAAAACCGATCCTTTCGAGCCTGATCCCACTGTTCCTGAACCCTCTTCAACTCTTCCCGACGAAACAACCACGACAACAAAACAGCCGTTGAAAGAACCAGATACCCAAGAAACATTGCCACAAGAAGTAGAGAGTTCATCGACCACAACGCTACCTGACATCAAGCCTGACGTGTTCACCGAAGAAGAACTGGATGCATTCGTAGAAGAACTTGACATCAAAGAAGATGAGCCGATAACAGACAAGAAGGTTGAACAGATCCTTGAAGTATTAAAAGATGCAGCACCGGCACAGATCGTCGCAGCAATCGAGCAGATCTTGACCACGACTATCACATCCGATCAGGCGGTCAGTATCGCGTCGAGTCCTGAAGTGTTGGCTGCGGTCACACAAGATCAAGCCGAAGCGATCTTTGAAGAGATCGTCGTAGAAGAACTGACAGTCGAGCAGGCCGACGAACTGGTCGCAGTCCTGAACGAAGCACCAACCAAAGTCAAGAAGGCATTCCAAGAAACCATTGATGTGTTCTCAGGGTTGTTTGATTCGTTCCAGATGGTCGGCCAGACCATACCTGTTGGCGAGCGTAGAACTTTGGTCGCCGTATCAAATACACTTGTAGCGGTAGGAGCGAGCCTGCGCAGAAGAGAAGCCAAGTGATATCAAAACTTCGAGATGAACTATTCGCCTTAGGGTTCACCCTTGGCGCGTCTGCCATCACAATCATGACCCTGTCCGGCACGGTTCAGAACTGGGCGTTGTTCTTTACATTCCTGTCGCTCGCACTACACTTGGCAGGAGTATTGACCAAAGGAGAAGAAGATGGATCAGGACATGAAGATTAAACCGAACGCAAACGCCGCAAAGTTCTTTGACCTTGGACAAAGATTGTTCAGTCTGTTTCTCTCGACAGCACTCCCAGCCATCACCACAGGTGCAGTCATCGGTGTGTCGGTCGCAAAGTCGGCGATCATGGCTGGAGCGATGTCGGTCATCGCAGTTGTGCAAAAGCTCGCTCAAGCATCGGTTGATGGTGGCTTGTCGGCAGATGAAATCAAAGCGGCATTCGGGACAAGCAACGGCAAGAAGAAGTGAACGCAAAGAACTGGCCGATCGTAAAGGTCACGCTTCCCGCAGATCTCAAAGGCGTGAAGCCTGGTGAGGTGCCTGCGCATCTGTTGCGCGACATTCAACCTGAAGGCAAACTCCATTGGCGGGCAGCCGACGCATATCATGCGATGCGAGCCAAAGCATTGGCCGACAACATCAAACCATTCAAACCAACATCGGCAGGCGACACCTACCGTTCGCTCGCACAGCAAACCACGGTGTTCTTGCAGAGATATCAGAAGCAACCGATTGAAGGCGCATCGACTCGCACTTGGGAAGGTGTGAAGTGGTACAAGAAGTCACCGACATTGGCATCACTCGCCGCACCTGGCACCTCGATGCACAACCTCGGCATCGCGGTCGACATCTGGTCGGCAAGCGGACCACGCTTCGAATGGATGCTCGCCAACGCACTTGACTTCGGCTTCTCATGGGAAGTCGTACCAGAAGAACCATGGCATCTTCGCTACACCGCAGGCGACAATGTGCCACCAGCCGTACAAGCATGGCTCGACTCCAAGAAGGTCGTGTGACATGGATGCCGGACTTGCCACAGTTCTCGCCGCAGCAGTAGCAACCTTCGGCGCAATCATCGTCGCCTTGGTGCAACTCAAAGGATTCCGCGAAGAGAACCGAGCCGATCATGCAGTTGTACAGAAGCGTCTTGACAACCTGATTGACATGGTCGGCAAACAAGGCGCAAGACTTACCAGCCATCTCGACTGGCATGTAACCAAGGAGCCAAGCGGAAGTCTGACAAAGACTAAGCAGGTTGCGACACGCA